GAGTGCAGCTAGCACAGCCCTAGGGTTTAATGCAAATGCCAATGGATTTGCAACTGTTAGTCCTGGTAGCATGACTTTGATTAAAACTTTAACTGCAAGTTCTAGTGGTACACTATCATTTGTAGATGGATCATCAGATGTTGTTTTAGATAATACATATCCTGTTTATTTGTTTAAGTTTATTAATATGCATCCAGCTACAGATAATGTTAATTTTACAGTAAATTTTAGAGATGGTGGAAGTGCATATGATGCAACAAAAACTTCTAGTTCTTTTGGTGCATATCACGATGAAGGAGATTCAGCAACTGGTGTTAATTATGAAGGATCATTTGATTTAGCTCAATCAACATCTGCTCAAATATTAGGAATAGGTGGTAGCATTGGAAATGGCAATGATGAATCTTTAACTGGTACTTTACATTTATTTAATCCATCTAGTACCGTTTTTGTAAAACATTATATATCAAATATTCATTTTTATAATAAAGATAATTATGCAATAAATTCTTTTATAGCTGGTTATTGCAATGTAACTGCTGCAATAGACGGTGTTCAATTTGCTATGTCATCAGGAAATATAGACGCTGGCACTATAAAACTCTACGGAATAAAGGATAGTTAATGGCACTTAATAAATTAAAATATAATAGTCTTAATATAACACCAGTAGCTAATAAAGCTATTAGTTTTGATTCTGATCCTGATGCACTAGAGGCTACCCTTGAACCTGGCTCTATGACTTTTATTAAAAAGTTAACCGCTAGTTCTGATAGTACATTATCTTTTATTGATGGTTCTAGTAATGTTGTTTTAGATAATACTTATAAAGAATACATATTTATATTTAATAATATTCATCCATCTTCTGACGGAGATTTTTTTTCATTTCAAGGTAATGCTGCTGGAGGTAGTGGTTTTAATGAAACTATTACAAGTTCATCATTTAGAGCATATCAAAATGAAGCAGGTGATGATACAGCATTAGCATACTATGGAACAAACGATTTTGATTTAGCACAATCAACTAATTTTCAAGTACTTGGTGGTGGTGGAGTTGGTGCAGACAATGATCAATGTTTAGCTGGAAGTTTACATCTATTTAATCCTTCAAGCACAACATTTGTAAAACATTTTATATCAAGAGTTAATATAATAAGTAATAGTAACTATCAATTAGATGGTTATCAAGCTGGATATTTTAACACTACAAGTGCTATTGATGAAATACAATTTAAAATGGCATCAGGTGCCATAGACTCAGGAACTATAACCTTGTACGGAATTAATTAATATGATAAACAATTTAAAAGGAGTAATATAACATGGCCTACATTGGTGCCCAACCCTCATTTGGTAATTTTCAAACTTGCGATGCGATATCAGTCGTAAATGGACAAGCAGCATATACTTTACAAGTAGGAGGTGTAAATATATCCCCACAATCAGCTCAACACTGTTTAGTGTCTTTAAATGGTGTCCTACAGGCTCCTATATCATCCTATACAATCTCAAGTAGTACGTTGACGTTTGCTGCAAATTTGGCGACGGGTGATGTAATTGACTTTGTTACTATTTTGGGTGATACACTAGAT